ACACCAAACAGCAGGTATTATACCTAGTGGGTTTGGTTTTGATTCGACTAATTCTAACGGCTCTTTGTTTTTAGAATCATATGATTCAAGATATATCATATCTTTGGTCCAAGTTCTCACATGGTATGCCGCTGACTTTTTGTTTGTTCTTCTGTCTTGTTCTAAGAATTTTACATATTGTAATTCATAATGTCCTGATGGTAATCTTTCCCAATGCCAATCTATAATGTTTTCAGGAGTGTATAATGTGGCATATGGTCTAATGCCTTGTTCTAGTTCTTCCGCTCTCGTGCCAACAGTGGTCTCTGGACGATCGATCAAAATACAACAATGTCCATAGATTGAACTCATTATGTTTACATCTCTCATGAACGATTGCCAACTCCTGCCTTCCATGTCTGCATCTTTCAAGAAGTTTTCTACTTCCTGTGTCCCTTCTAGATTGCCTAATTCTCTCTTTGGTTCGTTTCTAAACAAGAAACTGTTGTAGATATGAATGATACTTTTTACGTGATTGTCTAATGGTGTCTGTCTAAGTCTTGCTGTGAATTCGCCTTCTGTTTCATACACATACCTTGTTAGGTATTTGCCCATCTTGTATTGCACACCACCAAGGTATGATCTCATCAAGTATTGCCATCTAGGAATGTATGCTGAATATTCGCTGTGAACAGGAAGTCCTTCTGTGTGATAATTTTCGTCTTCTGGGCTTTGGTTTAATAGATAATTTTGATCAGCCATTTATTATACTCCTGTTTTAACCGTAAATCTTTGAGGCTTTGTTGATGTAAAATCTCGTGTGATTGGATATAAAAATGAAATTAGGTATCCTAAAGCGTCATTCATATGATCTAGTCCACTTGTTTTGTCCGGCAACGAAGTTCCTTCTTTGTAACATTGTTTGCTTATGCTATTTAACACATTCCTAACCTTAGGGTGAAAGATAACACTTCTGATGTTTGCACTAGAACACAGTTTAGAATTGACACTGTTGACCCTGTCTCTGATTGCCATGTGCCTGTTTGGAACCTTGCATATAAATCCTGCATTTTGTAAAATTGAAAGATCCGTCTTACCACCTGCTGAAGTCCTTCTCTGTCTAGATGCTGGATCTGGATAGAATATTATTTTTTTGTTTTTGTATCTGTTGTGTATCTCTTTACACAATTCGTCTGTGTTTGAACTCCAAATTTGTATCTCATCAAAAACATACACTATATTGTTTTTGATGTATGACACCACAGCACTCATAGGATCCAAGTTAAAATCTCCTCCTATATGAAGCACGTTTACATCATCAGGCACTTCAAAATGTTTGACATTGTGTTTCATATCAAAACCATAATATATCACTCCTGAGAACGTCTCCCACGTCGACTCGTATTCTTGTCTGAATGTTTTAGCATCTAGATCTTTCCTTGCTTGTTCTATCTCTTCAGCGTCTACAAACCCACCTTGAAGTGTGGTGTAGAGCCAACTGTTCCACTCTTGTTCTGTTTGGTCTTGTCCTCTTTGATACAAGTCGTGAAACCAATTCATTCCTTTGGGTGTTCCGCAGAACAATGCTTTGCCTTTGGTATCTGATAGTGTGGGCCTTAATGTGGCCGTAAATGCAGTCTCAGAAATATCTGCACATTCATCCATTACCAAAAAGTCTATACCAACACCCCTCAATGAGTCTGGATTGTCAGCACCTCTTAAACATATCCTTGAGCCATTCTTTAGAAATATTGTAAGTTCTGCTTCATTGATCCTGTTGATCCATCTTAGATCTTGTAGTATTTTTTTAATTTGGACCCATGCAATCTGTTTGGCTTGTCTGTATGATGGTGCCACATACCAGCACACTTTACCAGGTGTCCTTGCGACATAACATAGTTCTCTGATTGCTAGTGTGGTTTTGCCAAATCGTCTGCCAGTGACTAAGACCTTAAATCTGCTTGAATCTTTAGCCACTACCTGTTGTGGTTCAGATAGTTTCATTAGTAGTAATTATTCTTCCCAAGGAAGTGGTGCAGTATTTTCTTGTTCTGTGGGTGTGTCTTTTTGATCTAGGTATTGTTTGCCCATCCAGATAAGCATTCTCACATCGCCCTGTAGTGCTTTTTCCATTTGTGCTCTTCTTAAACTTTTTTTACCTTCTGATCTACCCTTGTCTATGATTGCTTTGTATCTTTTTTCAAGTGTTGTCACAGAAGTTCCAACAACATCTGCAATCTCTTTGAGTGTGCAGTGCAGTGTGGCTAATTTAAAAATTAGATCCCTGTCTAGTTTGTAATGTTTTTGTGTGTCAGCCATTATGCTTGTTTGTCCTCTACCACTATTCTAAAATGTCTTGCATCTGTGTTGCCTTGTGAAGTTACAATTTTGGCTTTGATGTTGTATATGTTGCCGTCGGTGCCTTGATGCAATCTAATGTTTGTAACAGCACCTGTTATGGTTACGTCTGTTGCGGCGTCTGTTGGCAGTGCCAGTGGAGAAGCATCGCCTGAAATTGTTTCAATGGTAACTGTGCAACTGCTTAAACTGTCACCGGCCGGTAACCAGTCTGTCCAATCAAGTCCGTATTGCACATTGGCGTCACTGTCTTTGGTTATGAACAATCCCTTGTTATCGGATTTAAAACCTGTTAAATTTGCCATTATGTTTCACTCCTTACTCTTGGTGTCGAAAATCTATCTGTTATGCTTGGTATTTTTAATTTGTGTGTTCTTGTTTCTTGCATAATTTTTGTCAGTCTGTTTTCGTTGATGATAGTATTTAAACGATTTTCTTCCATAATCGCCGTGATTCTATTTTCAGTTGGTATCACTATGGTTCTTGTTTCTGCATCTACTGTGATTATGTTGTAAGGATCTGCTTGGACTAACAGTTTACCTACACTTAAAGCGGATGCCAAAGCATTAAAGGTTGGAACTGTGGGTGCATATTTGATATTGGCAACAAAGTCTGTTGCAAAAGCACTTGGTGCCGTGTCTGTGATGTCATACTTGACAAACGCCGTTGATAAAGCAAATGTAAATGCTGATCCAATAGTCTGTGTTGTGTCTTGTTTGTGACTGGCTGTTGCTGTTAATGTGAAAGCAGAACTTAAAGTTAGTGGTTCTAAATTGTCTATAAAGTCAACATCGCTGACTGCTAACGTGAATGCTGAACTTAAATTGGTAGATGGTATGTCAATTAAACCTTGTGCTGTGGCTGTGAATGTAAATGCACTTGACATAGAACTGGCACCTAATTTCATAAACGCCGCTGTGTCTGACAGTGCAAATGCTGATGTTAGTGCTGACTCGGCAAATTTAACATGTAGGTGATCAACATCTGCCATAGTGAACACACTAGCAAATACAAATTCTCTGTTCCATGTGTTGCCAGGCCATTGATCCCAAGTTGCTTCGTCACCTATCCAAGTGCCATATGTCCAGTTGTTCCAAGTGTCTGTTGTAAGATCATTCCACTCATATTCAGCGTCATTGGTGTATCCACCTTTGACATATCCTGACACAATGAATGGATTGTTTGAAAATTGATTCCAAGTGTAATCACCTTCCACATCAAATATAACTTTGTTTGATTCAGTTAGTGTTGCTGTTGATGTTACAGCAAGTGCAGTTCCTAATTTAAATGTTGGCGTTACTGCAACAGTAAAAGCACTTGACACATTTACCGCATCCATTCTAACAAAGTTGTCTGTGGATGCTTCTAATTCAAAAGTAGATGCAAGTGCTAGTGTTGGTTTGAATAATAAAGTAGGTGACACTGACATTGTGAAACTGCTTGAAAGATCTGCTTCACCAAAGTTAAAACACTCTGATGCTTCTGCTAAAGTGAATGCTGTGTTTACAGAAACAGGTCCTGGGTCTTTTAACAGAGCACCTGTTCCTGCTAAAGTAAATGCTGATGCGAATGGTGGCAGTGTGTGATCACTGTCTGAACCATTAATTACTATGTCACTGGCTTCCCAAATCCTGTCCACAGTGGCAGACAGTGTTGGATTTTGCATCTGTAAGACTACACTGTGTAAACCGTTGCTGTTGTTGTTGCTGGTGTCGATTTGAAACCTGCATGACATACTATTCATGTCATTTGTGCCAGCACTAGTAAACAATGTGGCATCAGATCCTGTTATGTGAGCATTGTTAAGACTTGCTGTATGACCTGTTCCTGTTTGATTATTGAAACTTTGTGTGCTACCTCCACCCTGCGAACTGTTGAAAGTGAATATTGGTATAGTGAATGAAACACCACTACCACCACCGGTAATTGATGTTGTCTGTGTCAGATTTAATCCTCTAAATTTAATTGAACATCTACTGGCTGGATATATGCCATTGGCTTCCAATTTGAAATTAGAACTGAAACTGTCGGAGTCTATGAATGTGTGTGCGATTACCTCAGATTTAGTGGCAGTGTTTTGGAGTGATAGTGATCTACTGCCGTTAAAATCTACACCTTCACCAGAAGTTTGTGTGAAACTGCTCGAACTGGTCGAGAAGCCGCCTGAAAAGGTCTCACTAATTCTGATTGCTCGTGTAGTTGCCACAAGGATTACCTCCTTATGCTAATGATACTGTAAGGTTTCCTGAGCTTACTGTAAACTGATCACCTGATGATACAGTTTTTGAAGTTGTAAGTTGGCCAAAGAACAAAACATTACCAGCCGAAGATGCATCAACGACTGCTATGCAAGTCACTGTTGCTCCTGAAGTTGCTGTGTTGTTGTAGTTGGCTGTTGCCACTGGAAATGTCACAGTAGAGTTAGAAGCCGCTGATCCACTTGAAGCCGCCGCAAAGTTCACTGCCTGTCTTGCATATGACCCAGTTGTGATTTCGTAGTGTCCCCAGTTGCCTGTGCCTGAAGTTGAATTAGTTCCAGACTCGAGTGCTGTCAACACGTCTGACGCCGTTCCTGCGAACAGTGCCACGTGGAGTGCTGATGGTGATGTAAAATTTCTTGCTCCTTCACCCAACACATGATCTAGGACTTCATTTTCTAAATGGTTTGATGCCGCTGACATAGTTATTTTCTCCTTTTGTTATATAACAATAATATTTAGTTGCTATGTTTGTATAAACCTTATCTTTGTGTTACCTATGGTCATTAAAGCACCTTGATTGAACCATCTGTGTAGTCTTACTTCTTCTGCACCTGTGGCAGTAGGAAGTGTTTCACTAAAATTTAATATTTCCGTCAGTGTGTTTGTTGATTGTTGAAATTTGCAAACCCACACACGGTTGTTGGTTATGTCAGCACCTGCGAACAAGAACGTATCGTTTGTTGCCCCCACAAAACATCCTGTGCCTGATGAATCTCCCGCCGTGCTACCTGTTGACAGTGTGACGATGTTGGATCTTTGAACACTTGAATCACCCGCTTTGTAGGACTCCATCACTAATTTGTTGGCTCCACCTGTTGTTTCTCTCCTCATCAACAATGCTATGTCATTGAATCCTGTTTCGTTGTATGCTGGTGTGGCATGGGTATCAAAATCATAGGTGTTGGTGCCAAAGTTGGTGCTGTTGGCTGTGTCAAACTGTGCCATGGTTGTGCTGTTGGTTGGCGAACCTGAAAATGCTGTGAAACTCTGCACATTTGTATCGGTAAGATCAAGTTTGTGTGGTTGAAGTTTCTGTCCACTGGTTTGACTGTTCAACCAGAACACTGTGTCTTTGTCAACAAAACCTGGCAGACTTCTACCGTCTCCATAATGATAACCTGTGCTATCTAAATGATTAGTCACTGTTTCATTTGAGGCAAAGTGATCAGTTGATGTGATCTTTTGTGCCGCTTTACCGTAATTGATATTGTTGTATCCTGTGGTTTCACCTGTTCTGTTCACGAACAATGGGTAACTATATCTGTTCCTTGCTGTGGTCTTACCATCACTCCTTGTCACTGTGCCACTTGATATTGTGAACCTGTGGTAGATAGTGCTGGCTGAAGCCTCTACCTCACATATAACAGCACCGTCCTGTGTTGGTGCTACCAATCCTCTTAGATCTTGATAGTCTGCCACTCCCGTGTTGATGAAAGTGTTGCCACCGTCTGTGATTGAAAGTGTGCCTGATTGGTTTCTAATAACATCATATTGAATTTGGTCATCACTGCCATTGTCTTTGGCACTGATCAGCACACCATACTCGTTGTTGAATGGTGCGAAACCTATGAAATGTTTTGTGGTAGTTGTAGTAGTGAATGTGGTGTCATTGCTTCCATCCCAGCCTGTAAAATTGGTTCCTGCGGCTGTTGTGCCTTGTGCAAAAATCTGTTTGGCGAATCCTATTGGCATAGTTCTCCTACGCCGCGAATGCTTTGGCTAGATGTCCTAGAAAATTTGTGCCATCGTTGAATATGGTTACCACGTCAATACCTGCGGCTGTTGTTGTCAATGTGGGTGTGCCACCTGCAAATTTCACAGCAGTTGAACCGTCAGTGCCAAATGTTGCTGTTCTTGATCCTGTGCCATCTTGTGTGATGATAAGTGTGACTGAACCACCTGTTGGCAGGCTTGATATGTTGAATTCTGTGTTTGTTGCCAACGTCACTTTGTGTGTGCTCGCCAACGAACAATCCACAGTAATCGTTGACGAGCTCGTCAATGTGTTGATGTCTTCTTTGTAGCCTGCGTTGAATCTAACTGTGTCATTGAGATCAATTACTCCTGTGCCTGCTGTTGTTAGTGTTAAATCACCATTGCTGGGTGCTGATATGGTAGATCCTGTAAATGTTAAATCACCCAGGCTTGGTCCTGTTATTGTGATTGTGTCTGTGCCAGCATCTGTTGTTATAGTCATGTTAGTGCCAGCCGCCAATGTTAATGTGTCTGATGAAGCATCTGCTACCACGTTGCTCTGTCCTGCCACTGCTATGGTGCTGAATAAATTTTGTGAAGCCGCTTCTGCTTCCATGTCAAATTTTGATGTGCTTGAATTGTATTTTAAAATGTAGTTGTCTGATGGAGAACCTGGTATGTTGAACATGTCAACTATGGCATTGACATTGTCCACATTTTGTTTAATGTCAGCACGAGCCAATCTTGGCGAATCTGTTCCTGCGTCTAAATTAGTTGTTGGTGCTTTTGTGCTTGAGGGCCAAGTAGCCATTGTTGTTCTCCTTTTCTATATTTAATCTGTTTCTATGAATGATTCACCTGTGTATTCTTCTAATTTTTTAATCATTCGTTCCATGTTAACTCTTAATTTCTTGCCTGTTTTCTTGTTGTAAGAATAAAATTCCCATTCACCTTTGTCATTGT